TTACTTCTTTTGCTGGCATTCTTCCTCCCACTTCATTACATCAGTAGCGAGGTATCTTTTCATTGTTCCGCCCTCAGAACTTAATGCCGGGGCTGGGAATGGAATCCCCCAAGGTGTGTTAATTTCCCACCGATTAAGTGTGCGTTTAGTAATATGAAACATCTCACACACATTGTTAGATGTCAGATATTTATCCACCTTACCCCTCCTTACTTTCCGCTTTAACTTCTTCTAACATGGCCTCAATTCTCTTTAATTCAGATCTACTGTGAGCTATACCGCCACCATTAATATCTAAGTAAAACTTTAGTAAATCTGCCTTGTATTGAAAGTCATACATCTTCACCACAATCTGCAAATCTCTAAATATTTGCCTTTTAGGTAGTTGATCAAACTTAAGACCAAAGACCTTTAATTCACCTGCAATAAACCTTCTGATGGCAGTTAATCTTTGCAAACCATCAATACACACCATTTGATCAAGAAGATCACAATCTTTTGCTCTCTCTTTTCTCCAAGAAGGGCAGTTGAATCGAATTGTTAATCCGCTTTCATCTACAATTAACCTCAAGACATTTTCTATATAGTTGGTTTGCTGTTTTTTAGTCCATACATGCCCACGTTGAAAATCGGGTACTAGTTCTACACCATGCGGAATATCTTCACTTTCACAATGCAACCATGTTTCAAGATAAGAAAAACTACAGTGCCAAGTTCTTGTGTGGCGTTCCAATGGATTAACAATCTGCCGGAACTCATCAGGTGTTAAACTCATCCCTCAGCTCCCTCTACTTGTTTTTCTTTAGCCCAAATTGCGTCAGCACCATCTTCCGTGAAGTAAATAGACATTAAGAAGAATCCATGAGGTGCCAATGGCTGCCATTTTGATAAATCTGCATCATCCATAATTTCATCAAACTCATCAGGAGATACAGTTGACTCTAAGTAAGTTTTAACTGTCACAATATTGAAGTGACGCTTAAGCTCATCCCATTGCTCTTGAGTCATAAACTCAGCGTCATCACCAAGAATATTTTTCAAGTAAGCGTCTACTTCCGGATGTGTCCATTCGCCATACTGGTTACGCACCACTTCAACTGGTTTTAATTGATTAATCATCCCTCAGCTCCCGATTCGCTTGCTTCTTGAATAGCGTCTAAAATTCTCCAACCATCTAACCGGAATACATCACTTGTAATGCCGCTGGCTTCCACTTGCTGTTCAACCATCTTTTCAATTGCAACAACAACTTCTCTATTTCTTGGCACAACAATGTGTGTATCTGGCACCGCCTGAGCTTTAGCTCTTGCTAACCAAGCAATTTCACTTGTATAAAAATCTGTTTCAAATTCAGGACTAAGATCTCTATAAAACTTGTACGCAATTGGGTCATTATTCTTGTACCAATTTTCATGAGCCAACTTTTCTTCATCTTCATTAAACATCGTTAAGCCCTCAAATATTCTTCTTTAGTCCACTCAACAAATTCTTTATAAAGCTGCTGAGCAGGTTTGTTTAATCGGTTGTGATAGTCGATTGTTATTCGCCGCCAAGAGACTGGTACCGCATAATGTTTGGTTAGAAACATTGCTTGATCCATGCCTTGCCGGACTATTACGTAGCCCAGCAATTGCAAGTAGTACATAAAACCAAGCATGTGTTTTTGGCTCACTTTCTTGTACTGATCTTTCATATTAGAAACCGTCCACTAATAGATAATCAGGATCAGCTTCAGGTTGTGTAGGTGTAGGATTCTCTAATTCATAGCGGCGTTTTCTCACATACCCCATTAGCTTCGGTTGAATCTGCGGATCTCGTGCAGCCACATCTATTTCCAGCGCATCCGATGTTGTGAGGTCTGGTGCGTTCTGGATCTGAACCATTAAAGAGGGTGGCTCATTCGTAGATGCCTGTTCTTTTTCTAGCTCTTCAAGACGTTTGTGAGTGGCGAGAAGGATAGGCTTCATTTGTTCGTCATCCCATGTGCGGGTATAACGATAAACCGCATTTACTTCTGCAGGTGTTTTTGACTCTTTTACACGCTGTAGAAGAGTATCTAGGGTTTGCTGATATTCTGGATCTACTTTAGGCTCGTTAGTTTCTGGAACTAACAGATCCTCAGATGTGGTGACATTTGTTTGTTCGGTAATAACAATTGTTGGTTGAATTTCTGCAGAAATAACTTCAATAGGCTTTTCTGCTTTTGATTTCTTGCCACGCTGTTTCTTTTTTTCATCACCTAAGCGAATAACACTTAAATCGTCACTAACTTCAAAACCTAACGCTTTGGACAGTGCTTTTAATTGAAGCTTGGCGTTTTCTGCATCACGTTGAACGAAGCCACTGTTAATAGAATCAATTAATGCGTTAGTTTTGAAATCTAAAACATAAACCGTAGGTGAATATGTACTGATTACATAAACTTCCTGACCCTCTTCATACTCATCAATAGTTAATGGCTTTGTGAATGTAATGCCAGCCAGCTCAATAGTTTCGATTTTGATGCAGAATTCAAAACCCGGTTTGCCAAAAACAGAAGCGGGGAATTGATCTAAATCGGCAAAGTCCAACATGTCTCCGGCTGGACGACATAGAACAGTTTTACCGTTTTGAAGAGCTGCAAATGCTTCAGCTGCAGTTAGTAAGTTAGACATAAATAGCTCTCCTTTTAGTGATGTAACGACTGTTGTTGTTGAACTTGCTGAGGATTGTTTTTAGGCGCCCAACCCATCTGATCGGCACGTGCTTGGCATGCTCTATTGATACCTGCCTCATACGTAGTACCTTTAAACTTCTTAATGGCAGCATTTAAAATGTTAGTGTCTGGAGCATCTTTAATTGCTTTTAAAGCATCTTGATATAGTTGATCCTGAGTACGAGGTGGCTTCTGGTTACCACTCTGAGCAGTTGTCTGGTTATTCTGGTTTGAATTTTGACCTGCTGGGGTTGAGGCATTTTGCTCTAGATATGCATAGTCATAGTTATATAGATATTTACTTCCATCAAAGTTACCGAGGTAAACATCAGCTGCCACACCAATAGCTTTAAACGCTACACCAAGAGCATCAGTAACGGCCTTTTTATAACCTTCATCAATCGCTACTAATTTGCCTTTTTGAACTTCAACAATTGCTGAACCGCCGTTGCCGAAAAATTCCTCACCCCAAACACCATCAATCTTGGTTTTTACTGCTACTTCAGCAAAAGCCATAATGGTTCCATCTGGCGCAGTTTCGGACCACAAACGCACATGTCTATAAGTCCAGCCATGACCAACAGGTCCAAAGGCCTGAGTCATAGCCATTAATCGCCATTGAGGGTTAATATCTGATTTACCTTTTAAATAACCAAACTCAATTTTTTTAAGAAAATTGGTAGGCGTTTGCTTAACTGCATTCCAGATATGTAAGTTGTCTTTTGAGTTTTCAGTTGTCATTTTTCTTATCCTCATCTAGAGCCGGTGAAGCCGCGTTTTTGCTTGTAAGCTTTGCGGTCATAAGTAGGGATATTTGTTTCACGCAGTTTTATTGCGAGCTGCTTTCTGCGTTGAAAATCGATTTCTTGTGTGAGTTCATTCCAAACTTTTGGATAGTCAGTTTGGAACTTGGCCGCATTTAAAGGCGTCTTAACTCCGTCTTTAACTTTGTAAAGAACTGAGCCATTAGCATTAGATGCGTAAACTTGCCAGCCAATGCGAACAGAGTAGAGGCCCTTATCATCACGGCCTAAAAATGACATGTAGCCGTCAGGGTGCTTTTTGAAATTAGACATGTTCAGCCTCCTTACATTCGCATGTACCAACAAAGGCATACGTAAGTGGGCTAGGAGTATCAACAGGTGAGACGTCCTTAATATTTAAAGGAATAATTTCTTTGCGATATTTAACCAAAACCACATCACCTTCACGGCAATCGACAATTCCTTCTCTTGAAGAAAAACGTGCAGATTGAGAAGATTGGGTTACTCTGCAAAATGAAACCTCATCACCAGCTTTGATTTTTGAACGGTCAACAGGAATCATCTTCTTGCAAGTAGGGCAGTTGTAATCTTTCATTAGGCTGCCTCCAACCAGTTATTACGGTCGATATAGCCAGCCAATAAAATATTTATATTTTTATGGTCATCATGATTGGTGAAATCATTCCAAGGTTTGCCGCTTAAGTCAGTTACTGACTCAATAGCAAGGTTAGTAATTTCAGCCGCTGTAAAATCAGATCCAGCTACACCATAGCTATCAGCTACGCCGTCAAAATCGAAGCTCACGTTTAGTTTGAAGCCGTCAATGCGGATAACAGCTACACCAGTTTTTTCACCAGTTTGCTTAATTCCTAAGAGTTCATATTCAGAAGCAACTACTTGTTTGCTTTCATATGAGTAATTAGAAGGGACGCTAGAATTAGCAGTTCGATATTCACAAGAACTCAAGGCTACAAGTACAGCAATTGCTGTAACTCCAGTTACCTTGTGCTTGTTTGAAAAGGTTTTTACGTTCATAATTGATCTCGCAGTTTTGCAAAAGCACATCGGACCTGGGGAGGAGCGGTGTGCTTTTTTTGTTGTCTGTGAGATAGATATTAGGTAAACCTAATTATTAAGTCAATAGGTATTCCTAATAAAATTAGAAATACCTAATTTTTGTGCTTTAATAGACAAAAGAAAACCCATCACAGGGATGGGTTGGATGGGGTTACCGTGTTTTATTTTTTTGGTGATTTCAATTGTTCTAATTGGTGTTTTGCATGCTCTGCTATATTTGAATAATCCTCAATAAGAACTTCTAATAATTGCTCATTTTCCAAAATTGGCACAAACATCTGAGATATTGCTGATAAAAAAGTTGTAGTAGGCATTACTACGGTCACAGACTCATTAACTAGAGTGTGAGTAGAATCCGATTCATCAGCCGATAAAGCACCAAAAGTTAAGCGTGTAGTGTGTGAATTCATTTTAATTTCTGCTATTTCATCAGCATAAATAGGTGTTTTATCTGATCTATTAATTTTTTTTGGCTTTGAAGATAGATCTGTAACACTATGCTGGATTTTATTGCTTGATAACATATTTTAAACCTTACTCAAAAGTAAATTCTTTGATTTCGATACTTTGTGCTTTTGTAGCACTAAACCAAGTGGTATGACTGTTAGAGCCAACGGCAATTTCACGAACTTTTGTATTTAAATTTGGTGTTGATGCTGTTAGAACTCTTTCTTCAAACAATATTTTTTTAACCTTTTTAAATGTTGCAAACTCTATTTGACCAGAATTCCATGGTTGGTATGGTTTGGTCATAGAACTATTATAAAAAGCAATATCAACATCATAACCAAGAGCATTTGCAAATGAGCAAATACTCTCAATAGTGAGGTTGGAGTCTCCTGACAATATTCTAGTTACTCTGCCTTTGCTAATATTGCAAGCTTCCGCCATTTCTGAGCGTGACTTCCCTGAGTGCAGCATAAGCGCATTGAGTGCTGAAGCCCATTGAATTTTTTTTACTTCAATTGCAGAAAAATTAGAGATTGCTTTACACATTACTTTTTTATTATTCATATTATTCTCTCCTGAAAACCTTTAGGATTATTGAAAAATGGTAGCAAGGCATCTCCAATCTCTTTAATTTTGGGGTTTTGATGTAGATTACTATCTTCACGTTTCGTTAGTATTCGTAGAACCATTATCGCTTTACTATGATTCATATAACACCAATAAATACGCACTGCACTTTTCCTAATTCGTAAGACATTAACATCAACTGTTTTGTGGGCATTTTGAATTCTGAAGCCAGATTCATGACATGCTGTACTCGAGTAAAACCCTTCTAGTGGTAGCCCGTGATATGCGTTTTCATTTAACTGAATTAAACCTTTTCGTGCATGTTTAGCACTTGCAGGATCGGACTGTTCTATACTAGAAATATCCTGATTTAAATAACAATTTCTAAAGTCTGCATAAGCCGAAGCATGAAAAACCCTGTAACTCTCATCAGTATCTTCAGGCAAAACCAATGGCTCTGGAAAACCAGTTGCCAATCTCGTAAAGTGTATATTCATGTTAGTTTACTTATAAGTCAACAATTTTGCAAAATACTGGTTATGGTTTTTGACGATTACTCATCATAAATTTGCGATTATTTACAAATTACTGTTTCATCTCCATGTAATTTTAAAGCGCAAAATCCCACAAAGCGGGGTAATAGCCAACATTAGTCAATCCAAGGCCTTCCTAACCTTGGATGGAAAGACCGACTTACTATCGGTCTTTTTTTATTATTTTATTTTCTGCCCAAGCTTTCCTTCTTTTACCAACTGCACGACCTGCTCATTAGTAAGCACAGGAATAAAGACCTTGTCGCCAATATCTTTAGAAAGAATCTTTACTTCTTCGGCTGTTAGCACCAAAGCTTCACCATGTTTCGCAGCATCATTGATGCGAGCAATAATCTGGTTGATTGGTAGTTTAGAGTTGTCCATAAGTCTTCCTGTGATTAATGCGAATAAGGATGTTCTTGTCTGTGCTGACTTGGCGGCACGATATCTGTAATAGCGGTAATACTTTCAACCTCGTCCATTTCAAAGAAAAATCGCTCACCACCATTCACAGAAAGCAAACTTAAAACCCCACCATTGATGCCGACAAATTCTTTAATTGTGCATCTTCCATCCTTCAAGCACACCTGAACAAACTCATTCGGCACAAGCTCTGCATCAGGGTCGCATACAACATACCAGCCATTACGAATTGCTGGAAACATTGAGTCGCCAGTGCCTTTAATGCCATAGGCTCTTGGTCCTGCTGAGTGAGTTGGAACATACCCATCTCCAGCATTGCCTTCATAACCCATATCTGTGAAATAGCCATCCATGCCCATCTTGGAGTAAGCCTTAACAGGAAC